TTCGATCTTGAAGAAGCCTTGAGCCGAGTGGAAGAACGTATAGATGCCGGCGCGGACGATGCTGTAGGGAGCGAATAGGCCCTGATCCTGTGCGATGCGCTCGATTTGGAAAATCAGCTCGTCGCCGGGGATGTAGGACATCCGCCGAATGGCCTGGTCCTGAAACACCGTCCCATATTCGCCGCCAGCGACGCCGCGCACAATGCCGCCGTCAGGGAAGTCCTGAAAGTCCGACGATCCCGTGCCCGCCGTCCAGTTGGTAGTATCGTTGAGGCCCGACCATTGGATGCGGAACGGGTTAGACAGAAGCCCGGAGAGAACAAGGAAGCGGCCGACAACTGAGATATAGGACGCCTGCGGAGGTGAGCCTGCGCAATCATCGAACTCGGTTGACGATGATAGGTTGTAGACCTGAAGAACGGCGTTCTTTTGGGTCGCGAAGACGAGATTGCCGAACTGCGCGAATTGCCATTGCGCGTCGCTGGACAGCGAGGAATAGGCGCTCCCGCCCTTAGACACGTCGGTCCAAGAATAATCGGTGTTATTGGCGAGATAGAGAGCGTCTTCCGTCCCGGCAAACACGGCCACAGACCCGTCAGACTTCAGAGCATAAAAGCCGCCCCTACATGTGGCGGGGAGCGCCTGCGACAGCGCAGCGAAGTCCTTGAACGGTCCGTATCCGTCAGCCCGAGGCAGCACGTTGCTGATGTCGTGCGCAAGCGACTGGCTCTCATAGTCCGAATTATCCGGCTGCCAGGCCCCGAACGGAAGCAACGGCATTTAGGGCGTAACCCCAGGAAGCCAAATCGTGCTCGGCCCGGAATTGGCCGTCTGCCGCTCGCCATGGGCGTTGAGCTGATCAATGACAGTGGCAAGCGCCGTGCCCCAGACCGACAGCCGGTTGTCGTTCTGCATGTAGGGCGCGGCCTCAAGCAACGCGCCGTAGAGATAGAGATCGGGAGCCAGCGTCATCAGCCAGTTTGTGGTGTTGGTGCTGGTCAGCGCTGGGATATTGGCCCGGTAGACGATCTCGACCGCGTAATCTTCGTTCGGCGTCGGCGCCAATTCCATCTCATCGCCATAGATGGAGAAATAGACCGGCTGATCGCTCACGTTGTCGATGGAGTAGCGATAATCGTCCATCTGGGTCTGCGTCATGAACTCAAGACGCGGCTTGCCAGTGACGCCAGAAAGCCTTGCGCTGCGCATGGTCTGGAAGTCGGTTGGCAGCGTCAGGAACTCAGGGCTCGCCGCTCCTGTATCGACCGTCAGCGTGCTCCGGCTTTCCATCTTCGGATGCATGAGGACGCGATTGAACTTGGCCTCTGCAAGCGTGATGAAGTCGGGAATGCGCGTGGTGAGGTCGTCTCGCGCCAGCCAGTCCGCAATCGCGCTGACAAGATCGGTATAGTTGGCGAGCGCCATTAAACCTTGCCTCTAAAGGTGCGATAGGGACGGTTCTGTTCACTGTTGAGCCACCACTTCACGAAGTCGGTGTCTCCGTCTTTCAGCCGATTGGCGAAGTCGCGATAGAAGATGTTAAGCGGGATGCTCGCCATCTTCGTGCCGATCGCGTCATCCCGAAACCGCTTGCCGTAAGACTCGTTCAGGCTGTCGCGATTGCGTGCCAGAAGCTCTTCTTCGACAAGGTTCTCGGTCTTGCGATAGCCGAGACCCTTTTCCTTATCGATCCAGTAGACGTAATGTCTCCTTAGACCGTCATCCGAGAACTTCTCGAACTCCCAGGCTTCATCCGGGATTCGTGACGGATCAGGCAGCGATGGCATCGGCCCGTTCGGCGATCTTCTTGGACACCAGCAATTTTGCCTCGTCGATCGGAAGACGAATGGTGGTGCCGGCCCAAATCTTGGCGTTGACGAGAACCTTGCCATCCTTCTCAATGGCGCCGTAACCCACGCCCGGCGTCGCGTGCGGCTTCATCTCGCCGTCAATGAACTTTTCCGGCTCGATGATTTCCATCTTGCCTATCGCATTCTTGCGCTCGACGGCCTCCTTGAGATAGCCGACGATTTCGTACTCGCCTTTCGGAACGTAATTCTTGCTCAGCACGACTGGGAACATCTTGACGGGTTCGGAAGCCATATTTGGGATTTCCTTGGTTTTTCGCTCGTAGACGCCTTTGGGCATCTCTCACTCCAAAAAGAAAAGCGGGGCCGGAGCCCCGCCTTGTTATCGTTAGACCGCAGCCGAGAACGGCGTCGCCTCGGTGCCCGTGGCAGAGGTCATGCCATGGACGCGCCAGAAGCCGGACACAGCATCCTCAAGTTCGATGTAGTCGCCCTTGAGACCGCCGGTCGTGGTGCCGTTCAGGGTGATGGTGTCCGAGGTGGACGCCGTTTCCCAGCCCGCGATCGTGTCGCCCGAATCCTGGTTGGTCATGATCGAGCCCTCCAGCACGTCGGTCGAATTGGCGACCTGGATCTTGGCGCTATTCGAGGTGATGGTGGTATGAACCAGGAAGCGATAGCGGTCGCCTGTACCGGCCGAAGCCGGCAGGGTCACGGTTGCTCCGGCCGCCACGTTGAAGATCAGCAGCGGGCCGTTGGCGTGGACATCACGGTCAAGCGTAACAGCCGCCGTGATAGCGATGGGGGCAAAAGGATATCCCATTGTTCAGTTCTCCTTAGGATGCCGAGGTCAGGCCGTAGATGTCGGCGGCGACACCATGGGCAGCCTCGTTATTGACGAGCAGCGTGTATTCGGTGACGAGCACGCGCTTTTCGGCGTCGCCGGTCTTGGCGGGCTTCACGAGCTGGATGTCATCGAACACGCCGAGCGAGACCATGCGCGGGTCAACCAAGAAGGCGTTACGGGCGACAGTCGCGCCGGCGCGGGCCATCTGGCGGTTGGGGACAACCGAGACCGGGCCGAAGTCCGACAGGTACATATCCGCCGCCGCAACGATCGTGGTCTGACCCTTGCTGGGGGTCTCGTAGCGCTGCGGAGCAACGTTCGAGTCCGACATGAAGGTCGAGAACACGGTCTTGGCGTAGGGCGCCAGCATCAGGGTCTTCGGAGAACCGCCCGCGTTGTAGGTGGACAGGATCACCGAATCCAAGATCGCCTTGGTAAAGGCGCGCTGGGTGCCGTTGGTGGCAGCGTCAACAACGCTGGTGGAGGTATTGAAACCTCCCGAAGAGCCGCCAGAGCCCATCGCGTCGTTCGATGCAAGCCACGCGCGGAAAGCGCCCAGCTTGCGGTTGCTCGCGGCATTGCCGGAGCCGGCGGTCGATGCCTGGTTGCCCAGAACGATCGCTTCCATGTCGATGCGCAGTTCAACGCCCTTCTTGGCGACGTTGTACGCCAGATCGGACTTGCGGCCGGCCTTCGAGGTCTTGTCCTGCGTGCGCGAGACAATGATCTTCTTGTCGGAAATCTGGGTGTAATTGCCGACACGCGACGGCGCCGTAATGGCGTCGTAGTTCCAGTCGTTGCCTTCCGGCTGGTTGTTCGACGTATCAGGCGAGGCCAGCGAGTCGAGCAGCCACTCGGGATGCGTTGACGCAACCGGCTTGCGGCCGATCAGAGACAGGAACGGGGTCTCTTCCGGGGTGATCTGGTAAATCTTGTCGGCGAGTTCTTCGCGGTTACCGCCGGCAGAGCCGACGTCGTAGCTTTCGTAGGTATTGCTAACCTGAGGCATCTTAGCCCCTCCTATTCGTTAAAGGTCAAGGTCCATGAGCGCGCTGACGCCGGCGTCGAACGATCCGGTCTTGCGCAGTTGCTCGCTCCTGACTTGACTTTCGCGGGAGGATTTGGCCTTCGGGTCCATGCGCTTCTTGCCCGTGAGAACGGGTTTTGAAGTCACGTCTTTCTTGACGGTCGGAAGGTTCTGTCGCGCTCTCCGGTAAGCCGCGAGATCGCGGTAAACCCGGTAGAGCCGATGATCGATTGCGTTGTTCATCTCCTCCGCGGAGAAGCCGTATTCGCTCATCGTATCGACTGCATCAGCCCAGAACTTCGTGTACACCTCCGGCTTTTTCAATTCCGGCATGGCGTCCAGCAACAGCTTGGCTTCGCGGTCGTGAACCTCTTTCTGCTGACGCTTCTGCTCGTCGGTCAGGCGGGCCTGATCGGCCTGCGCTGCGTGCTGCAGCTTCGTCAGTTGTTCGACCCTCTTGTCGTAGTCAGCCTTGGCGGCCATGTAGCGGAGCGGGTCGTAGTTGGGCGAATTGGTGTCCAACAACGCTTCGCTCGGCGGCTGCGGCAAGAACTGCTGCGATACCTGAAGGATAAAGTCCCGCTGCGCCTGCAAGGTGCGAGCGTGTTGTTCAAACTCGGCTTTCTGGGAGGCCAGGGCTTCCCGCTCTCTGGCGTTTTCCTGTGAGCCGCGCGTGAACGATGCTTGAGAGAGATATCCGCGCTTGAGATCCTGAACGGAGATCACGGAGCCGTCTTTCAGGCGGACATTCGCGGTGTCGGCCGCGAACTTGCCTGACTCGTACCCTGATGCGTCCTTGTCTTCTTGCTCGGCCTCCTCTTCGGACGCTTCCTCGGCCTCGGCTTCCGGCTCCTCGCCTTCCGCTTCGGTCTCGGTGTCGTCCTCTTGGCCCTGATCTTCTTCCGAGAGGTCCGTTTCCGGGTCTTTCAGAACATCAGTGAGTGCGTCAACTCCGTCGTCAAAAGACAACGGGGCGTCGTTACCAGCCTCCGGAGAGGGGTTGGTGTCAGACATTCAGTTTTCCTTGTGTTGTGCCGGGGGTCGTTACGCGAACGAGCCGGGGTCGTCCTGCACGTCTGCCGCCATGATGTAGCGGTCCAGTACGTTGCGGATTTCGTCTGCCACTTGCGCTACCTGCTGCAAGCGGATGATGTTGGACTTGTCGTCAGAGTTGGCCGTGACGAGTGAATTCAGGGCATCGGCGCGAATGTCGTCCAGCGCCTTGTTGAAGATCGGGTCTGCCTTCAGCCTTGCGGCTTCCTTGGCGAGGTGGTCAGACATCAGGTCGTCGTAATCGCCGCGATCTTGTACGGCGCATCACCGGGAGCCGGCACCACTGAAAAGGTCAACACCTGATCGGCAGCCACGCGGAAGTTCGTCGTTGCCGCCGTGGGATTGGCCGCCACCAAGTAGCAGAACGCGCTGTCCGAGGTGATGGTGATGAACCTCGTCTGAGCCGCGAATGCCGCCGACTGAGCCGAGGTGCCGCTGATCGCAACGTTCTGCTCAACCGCCGCCGGCTCGGCCCAGATGTCAGGCCCGCCCGCCATCTGCGGCTTCTTGGTGTGCTCCTTGATCCAAAGCGTCGCCATCTATCCTATTCTCCGCTGGAGGCTTTCGCCGCTTCCATCTTCTGCTCATGGGCCTGCTGGCCCTGCATCGTCTTGAACGCGCCGGCTTCCATCATCTGCCGGTGCTGCTCGGCCTGCTGTGCCATCTGCTGCTCGTGCATCTGCTGCTTCATCTGCAGCTCGGCCATCTTCAATTCGCGCTGTAGCTGGAACTCAAGGACCGCAAGCTCTTTCTTGAACTCGAAGTCCTGCTGAGACTGCACCATCTCGGCCTGGGTCTTGCGGTTCTGCGTCTCGATGTCGGCCTGCGCCTGCACCGACTCGATTTGCGCCTTGCGCTCGTCCGCCTGCTGGTCAAGTGCGGCCTGTTGCTGCGCGATCTGCAACTGCGTCTGCGCCTTGACCTGTTCCTTTTGCATCTCAGGATCGGGTCGATTGGCCGCGTCCTGCTTCATCTGCTCAAGCTGCTCCGGCTTGATGTCCAGATAGAACTGATCCGGGTTCTTGATGCCCGCACTTTCAGCCAGCTTGATCGCCGTGTTGTTGATCTTCGGCAGCATCTCAAGCGCCTGCGAGGCAAAGCCGCCTTGCGCCAGCCGATCCGTCATCGCCATCTGAACGTTCAGGATGGTATTGAGCATCGCCATGTCACGGTCGCGCGAGCCGGTGCCCAACCCGATGTTAATCGAGGCGTCCATGTTGGCGTTCCACGAGCGCGGGTCCATCTCGACCCAGGTATCGCGGAGCCGAATGGTCCTCGGGCGGTCCTGATGCTTGACGATCAGTTTCAGGATTTGCCGGAACACACGGCGCCAGCCCAATTCAGCCTGGTTGCGCGCGATCAGCTCGATCTGCGAATACGCCGAATCTTTTTGATTTTGGCTGGCCGTTGCCGTCTGGTTTTGAAGGGCTTCGGGATCAAGCGCCATGGTGGACCGGGACACACCCGTGCGCATTTCCCGCACGTTGTCGAAGTGCTGCAGGCCCAGCAAAGCCTTGTCGCCAATGAACGGCACGGGCAGCGGCCTGATAGGCGCCGACGCCATAGAGCCCGCTTTGCGCCAAATCGTAGAGCCGAACCGAGGGCTGCGCAGCACGTCGGGATTGGTGACTGTGCCTTCCTCGGCCTCATTCATCGGGTTATTCACCCAATAGAGGTTGTCCAGCATCTGACGGGTAAGGACCGTCTTGACGCGCTGAATGTCGCTGGTGTCGTCCGCTACCGAACGGGCGTCCCAGCGGTGCGGAACGGGCTCGCACGGAATGTCGGAGAACGGTACATCGTCCTCCCAGACTTCCCAATCCAGAAGCTCGCCAGTGCCTTGCGCGCCGGCATAATAGGCCCGCACGTTCTCGGCAATGCCGTCCCCGTCTACGTCAGCCTTGACGTAGCACTCGAACAACTCAACAAACAGCATCGACTCGTCGCCGACGTTGTTGAAGAACGTGGACGAGGCTTCATCTCTGGACAGCTTTTCCTGCCGCATGGACGAGAACCGATCGACCGGGATGCTCTCGACCAATTCACGGTCAAAGCCCATCTCGATCAGCTCGGAGCGGGTCACGTCGCGGCGATGCGCACAGAACCGCGCGTCCTCGATGCAGGTTGCTTCCCGGTCGAGAAGGAAATCTTCCGGGTTGATGCAGTCAACGCGAAGCCGTCCCTCAGGGCGGACAATGCGCTTCAGCTTCAATTCGTAGGTTGGCACTTGAACGACCATCATTTGGCCGTCCGGCGTCGGAACAGGAACGTTCTGCGGCTCGCCCTGCTTCTGCGCCAGGATCTCCGTGCCGCCGTCCTGCTGCAGAATAGCGATCTGCTCTTCGGTCAGCCCCGAGTGCTCGGTGACCTCGAATTCCTTCTTGGTATCCCACCAATGCTTGATGATGCCATTGCCCTGCAGCAAGGAATCATGCGTGCCGTTCCACATGATCCGATAGCCAGGGTTTTCCTTCATGAACACATAGTTCACATAGTCCGTGGCCTGCTTGGCGAACTCCTCGTCCGAGGGCTTCTCAGGCTCATAGATCGCCATGCGATCGGAGGCTGTGAAGACGCGGATAATGCCAGGCAGCATCCAGCCGATCGTGTCGGCCACGTCCATGGACACCACGGAGGACCGGCCGGGGGCGGACGGCGTATCGCTCATCTCGCCGCGGTAGTACTCAAGCGCCTTCGACCGCTTCTGCGACAGCTCGGTGTCGTCGTAGGTCAGGGCAGAGCTGATCTCCTGGGACAACAGCGCCTTGAGCCTGTCGTCGTCCATTTTCTCCTCAGACAATCCAGTTGTCCTCGGGCTCGTTGACGACGGGCATGGGCGACATCGGCTTGTAGCCGTCCGAGAACACCATGAACGCGTCGGCGCCGTGGCTGTGCTCGTCGTGTCGCGGGTGATTGCGCCAAGCGCTCAATTTCTCGTCCCAATCTCGGCTGTAGTTCTCAAGGTGGATGATGCCCTTGGCGCATCCGACCTCATCGAATGAGCAGGACGGAAGCTTTGTCCGTATGCTCTGGATTGAATTGATCTTGTCGGGATTTCTCTCGACAGTCTCGAATGCGTACCCAAGGCCAGCGGCCATGGTCTTGATCGTCTCAGCCTGGCCGCTTGTTGCGGTCTGCCGGCGATGGTCAACGTCATGCGGAGCAAGATGCTGCCCCCATGTCGCGTTGCGCATCGCCCGCCACTTCTCAAGCCAGTTGAAATAGTGGCCCAATCCCATGCCGCTATCTTCAAAATAGCCGACGAAACGGTTCTCTCCGGCGAC